GGCGAGCATTTTAAATTTATAGACTTTGAGCAGTTCTACAGAATAAATAAAAGGTTTATGAACTTTCGAGATGTGTTTAAAGCAGCTTTAGAAGATTGTGAGTATTTTGATGCTTTAGTTATAGACCCATACAATAGCCTTGCAACGTGCGAAGATATAAAAGGCAATAGCCACGAGCGCGATTATGCAGTAGCTAGTGAGTTTAGAATGTTCTGTAAACAAAATAATAAAAGTATTTACTTACTTGCTCATGGAAATACAGAAGCTCTACGTAAAACTTTTACAAAAGGACACGATTTTTATGGGCATCCTATCCCATTAATGGCATCCGATATTGAGGGAGGCGGTAAGTGGGTAAACAGAGCTGACGATTTTATTGTAATACACCGACTAACTCAGCACGAGAGCGAATGGATGAAAACAGAAATACATATCCGCAAAATTAAAGAAGTAGAAACTGGAGGCACGCCAACTTTTATGGAAAGCCCTGTAATATTTCACATGGATAAAGGAGGATTAAGTTTTAATTGTTACATTAGATTAAAAGATTATAGTATATTACCGCCCAATGCAAAGAATCCATTAAGCGAGTTACCTGTAATAGAGCCTAAACAAACAGAATTAAAACCAAATAAAGCATTTGATATTAACCACACTATAGAACCTAAGCCAACAAAAGACGAAGATTGGCTAAGTGGTTACATGGAGGAAGAAGAATTTAAGATATGACACTAGAGCAATTAACGACTAAACTAGAATTAAATATCCTTATTGAAAGGGTGCTAGAAAAGAACGGAGCGTATATATCGCCTCTAAGCAAAGAAGATGCACTAAAGGGTCTTACCCTATCAGAAGATGCTAAAAGTACTTTAAACACGCTTAAAAGTGCCTTAGAACAGATTAACAAGCTTTATGACCTGAGCATAATGTATAGTAAAGAATTAAAAAACAAAGATTCTCAGATATATAAATTGTCTGTAGAAAACAGCAAGCTCAGGACTAGAGCTAATTTAGCAGACCAAAGAACAAACAACATAACAGAATATATTGAACTACATAAAAACAAAACGACATGAAACTACTAAAACAATGTACACTCGATGGAGTAACTAGACGAAAAGACAAGAGCTTAAAAATTTCTTTTATTACAAGCCTAGAGCAAAGCAGTAACGAACTAATGGAAGTAGATAAGCTACTAGACAGTTCAGGAGTATTATACTTTAAACAAAGCGAAGGACTTTCTACAGATGAGATAACTCAAATTGATAAAGTAGTATTAGATAAACCAAATGGAAAGACTCAAAGCGAAAGACTAAGAAATGTATTATATTTATATTGCAAACAGAAGATAGGTAAAGAGCCGACTAAAGAGCAGTTTGCAGAGTTCTACCAAAAGTACACAGAGAAATATATTACTTATATTAAAGACCAATTAAACTAAATGCCACGCTGTAAAGTTTGCAAAGATAAATTTGAGCCTAAGTACTTTTTACAAAAGACTTGTTTAAATGCTGCTTGTTTAATTGAGTGGAAGAACAGAATAAAAGACAAAGAATGGAAAGCAGAAAAAAAGGTTTTAAAAGAAAAGCTAAAAACTTATTCCGACCATGTTAAAGAGCTTCAGGTAATAGTCAACAAATACGTAAGACTAAGAGACAAAGACAAGGGATGCATAAGTTGTGAAACTCCATTACTAGGCAAATACGATGCAGGGCATTATTACAGCGCAGGAGGTAACCCTGAGTTAAGATTTAATACAGACAACATACATGCACAATGTGTTTACTGCAATCAGCATAGGCACGGAGCATTATTAGACTATGCTGAAAGGCTACCGACTAGAATAGGGTTATGTAAATTTGAAGAACTAAAAAAATTAAGAGGTAAACCCATGAAATACAGCATACCAGAACTGATAGAAATGAAACTAATTTTTAAAGATAAAATAAAAAAACTGATTTAAAATTTTTTTATACGGAATATCTTTTTTAATATTGTTTAAAATTAACTAATTAAACTAAACAACTATGAGAACTTATATTACAGTACCAAACGAAATTGCATTAAAATATGAACACGCTTTAGAAGAATATGATTTACTTTATGATGTGGTGAATATCAGGGAGCGTGATTTTATGACTGACTTTATATTTGAGGATTTAAACGATGAAGAAGAAACAACCTTAGAACAATTAAAAAACTTATTAAGCTAAAAACTAAACACGATGAAACTAAGCAAGTACAAACAAAATTTAAAAATTAAAGGAGATAAAGTTATTTCCTATGTTACACATGTTGCAACTATTAAAGGCGATGAGCTGCACCAGTTAGGATATTGGAGTATGACAACCCAAAAACATATTAACTATGTAGCTAAAGAATTAAATTTAAACCTAATAAAATAAACTATGCACAAAGAAGAAGAACTATTCGGGTTTGAAGACTTCCTAGAAGTTGATAACAGTCCACTAGATGACACGCAAATAACGACAACGCTTTTATACTACAGTAAGGAAGAGTTAAAAGAATTTAAGGCTTTGTCAAAAGCACTTATTAAAAAGCATTACCCCGATAATTATACAGAGGGAAATATCAGTGATTTAATCTTAAAAATATTTAGAAATGAACTTAGATAGAGCACACCAATTTGAGTCTTATGTCTACGACTGGTTTATTTCTAACTATGGCATTTCAATAACTCATTACCATACACAGAAAGAACAGTTTGAAAAGGGAGAAAACAGGCAAGGATTTGAAATTAAAAATGACCAGTCTTTTGAGAAAACAGGCAATTTGTTTATCAGCGTATTAAGGAAAGATAACTTTGGAAACCAATATCCTTCTGGAGTATTTAAAAAAGATAATAGATGGCTGTACATTATAGGCAATAAAAAAGAATTTTATACTTTTACATGTAGGCAGTTACAAAACTATTATAACCATTTTAAACCACAACTTTACAGGGGCTTTAAAACTGATAGAGGTCGTGTTGAGTATGGTTATTTATTAAACCGTAAAGCTGCCCAAAAAATGTGTGCAATAAAGCACAGCCAACAAATTAAAATGAGTATATGAAAACAATTAAACAAGGGCAAGTCTTAAAAGACAATGACGCTGCAAAGCTAAAAGGAAAGTTTCTTGACGAAAGCCACTTCCACACATTAATAAATGAGGATTGCGATGCCTACGATAACTATGGAAACCTACTGTTTAGGTTTAGGAAAAATAAATTCCCAATAAAAGAACTTGAATTAGGCTACCAAAGTTTTAAAAAGAGCATCCAATTTACAGAAGGTAGAGGCATCACAAGTGGGAGCAGCCATAAAAGAATCAGAAAAGATGGCTCTGTTAGTAATATAACAGTCGGCGACAAAGTATGGAGCGGAAATGTAGGTTACATGGATAGCGGTGCTATGGTTAAATATTGCAGGCTCACAGCTTTTGGAAGAGACCACTTTGATGAGTTTCAAGCAGGGATACCATTTGTAAAAAAAGTAGATGACTTTTATAAAGAGTTATGCCCTACCTACTACAGTAAACAAAGAGCACTAGCAGACAGCACAAATAGAAACTTTGTAATAAAAGACACTAGCTTTACAACTGTAACGGTAAACAAATCTTTTAGGACAGCAGCACATAAAGACGCAGGCGATTTCCGTGATGGGTTTGGAAACCTTATAGTGTATAATGATGGCAGTTATGACGGAGGCTATTTTGTTATGCCACAATACGGAATTGCTATTGATGTACAAAGCACCGATGTATTATTTGCAGATGTCCACCAATGGCATGGAAATACAGAAATGAAATTACGCGATGGCTTTGATGAAATATTTAGAATAAGCTATGTACTTTATTACAGAGAAAATATGTTTAAGTGTAAACAACCATCAGAACAATTAAAAGAAATTAAACAAAATAAACTAGGATACTTAACATTATGAAAACATTTATATTCGCATACGATAGGTTTGAAACAATGACGACTAGTGAATACTTCAAAGAAATAGAACATACTGTTTTATGTTATACAAATGAAGATAAAACTAAATTTGAAAACGGAGGCAAATGTTTCGGCGAAATAGTAGCTACTCAAAAACCTTATGGATTAACACAAAATAGGAATTTCGCATTAGATCAAATGAAAATCGGAGAATGGGCGTTATTTATGGTAGACGATTTAATTTCTATTACTGTTCTAGAGGATTATTGGAAAATGGATAAACAGAAACTAGGGGTTGATTTCGATAATTGCAAAGAGTTTAGGGCTAAATTAAAACATCATTTAAGCGCTAAAGGGTTTATGGATATAGTCGGTGATTCTATAAAAGAGGCAGAGGCTAATAATCATAATTTAATTGGTTTTAGCTTAACTGGAAACCCGATGTTCAGGAACAATAAATATTCATACAAAGGTTTAGCCGACGGGAGGTGCTGGGTTGTTAGGAAAACGCACTTAAAATTTGATTTAAACTCAGGCATGATGGAAGATTATTGTTTTAATGCTTTGAATCATAAGTATTTTGGAGGAAAAACTGTGAATAACTGGTGCTTATTTGATTGCAAAAGATATGGAAAAGGTGGATATGGAACTTTAGAAGAGCGAATGAAAGGAAAGATTAAAGAAGCTAAGTATTTAACAGAAACTTATCCAGAGTATTTAGAGATAGCAGAAAAAAAAGGGCAACCATTTGGCAGTCATTTAAGGTTAAAAAGTTTTAAGCAAGCTGACACAAATCAAATATCTCTATTTTAATGCAGGATAAAAAAAACAGTTTCAAAGAAAGTTTTATAAACACTTTTATTGGATTGATAACTTCTTTTGTACTGCAGATAATAATGTACCCATCACTAGGAATAGAAGTTACCTTAAACCAGAACTTCATAATAACTTCAGTATTCTTCTCTATAAGCGTTTTAAGAGGCTACTTAATACGCAGAATATTTAATAAATAAAACAATAGATGAAACACTTATGAATGGATTACGTTATCAAAAATATTAAACAAAAAAAAGTATTATATTTACAAACGTGAACGAAGAGTTTATAAAAGAAAAAAGGCAAGTTATTGAAACAGCTTGTAAGAATATTTGCAAACATTCTGACATTTGGAAAGACTTAGCGCAGGAAGTAAACATATATTTTCTAACTCACGAGCTACCTAGTAACTTGAATAAGATAGATGGCTTTATTTTCGTGGTGGCTTATAAGATGTTTCACTTGTCAGG